TGCTTCTTCCATTTCGTCAGAATCTTCTTCTTCGTCTTTGTCTTCCTCTTTTTTAACTCTAGCTTTAATTCTAGCTTCGGCGATATCTTGCATATGTTCCGCTTCAGCCTCTAAAGTTTCGTCAAGAGAAAGTAATGATTCTTCTGTGATATCTTCAATGATATCATCTTCAATTGTTTTGTATGTTTTTTGCATAAGTTATATTACTTTATTTTGTTTAGAGTTTGGAGAGGAAATCTTTGAAGATACGTTCCTGAGCTATAGCTTGTTTAGCAAAAGAGGCATTCTTAATTTCTGTCTCATATATTTCAATTTGTTGCTGCTTAAGTAATCCATTGTCCCATATCCATTCTACTCCTTCAAGAATCCCGTTCACAAAAGCGGACGGTGCACTTGGATCTTGTACAATATCAATAGTTGACAATACATAGTCGTCATTGACAACTGTTTGGCCACTCTTGCTTGCAACGGTTCCCATACCACGGCTTGAAACACCCAACTGACATCCGCCTTCCAATAGTCCTTTCACAATTTTACCCATTGGCGTATTCAGGATGAGTGCTTTTCCAACAACATCATTACCATTCCACATAAGAGCGGTAATGCGATGCGAAACTTTATCGAGGTTAATTGCAGGGCCGTCTGGGTGATTTAATTCACCAACGGCTCGGCCGCGATTAACATAGTCAGTTGTATATTTTGCAACTGCACTTTCTAAAACTGTTTTTGGGTATATGCGGCGATTGCGATTAAGCTGTTCAGCCTGCATAAATATCCCTTCAATCACATAGTTCTTACCGCCATCGTCGGCAGCTTCAACTAGATATTTTATATCTTCCAAGTGTTCTGTGATTAACTTCATACTGATAATAGTTTATTTATACAAATTCATATTTTATCAAGCACATAGTTTAGTGCGGCATGAACCTTTGGATTGCCTCCATCGGATACATCAACATTCTTAAACTTTTTTAGCAGCTTGGTATATAGCATGCGAATTTCTTTTTCAAATTGTTTACCATCGTCACGTGTATCAATTTGAATAATGCGTGAAAGAGCACGTTTGTCTTCATCATCAAGTGCACGATAAATTTCTCCTTGTGCTTCACGGAACTTGATGTTTTTACGCTCAAGGTCTAAACCCTTTGCATAATCAAACTTTTTTGCGTTTTTCTCAATCGCCTCGGTTACAATGCTTTCAGTAATTTTTGGAGTGTCATAAATGCTAGCACTCAACTCAACTCTTTTGATATCAAGAACCGTCTTGACTTTATTAATAATCATGCGCTGCACCGCAGCTGCACTTTCATTGTTGTCGCCAGTTTCAATGCTTTTGATAAAACTTTTAATGTTATTCATACAAGTATATATTATCTTTATTTATATTATTTATGCGTTAAAATCGCCGTTGTTGCCATCATCGGTTGGTTTATTGTCTTCTGCCGCTGCGGCTTCAAGTTTAATCTCTTCATCCATTTTTACAGATTCATCCTCACTTTGATTTAAGATGTTTCGTCGAACCCATTTTTCGCTGTAATATTTACCAATTTGTCCGCTAATAGAATCCAACATACCTATGCGTTCTTTCATAATTTCAAAGTCTTTAAGTTCGCTAAAGAAGTTGTCTTCAATATAGTCAATACTACAATTTTCACCGATGGCACTCCAATCATCTGCAGTAATTATACCCTTTAAGATGAGTTGTACACGCAAAATATCAATGAACAGTGTTGAAAACTTACGGCGCAAGCGGTTAATAAACTTTTGAAATTTAACTTCTTCACGACTGATTTCAGTGCTACGACCAACATTAAACATGCTATCACTTTCAAGTCGGCTTGATGGAACATTTAGAGCCTTGTAAAGATTTTTCTTAAAGTATATTACATCGTCAATTTGCCCAAGATTATCGCCACCAGGCAGTGTAGTAATTTCTGTACCGCGACCGCCTTCACGACGTGGTAACCAAAAATCTTCAAGCATGCTCATGGTCTTGCGATCATCGCGTATTTCACCAGTATTGGCGTCATACATAAGCTTGTTGCGGTACTTGGCCATAATGCCTTGTACATATTCTTCAGCTTTACCCTTTGGAAGGTTGCCAATATCAATATAGAAAATACGGCGCTCAGGCGCACGTGCAATACGATAGATGACTAATGCGTCTTCCATCATGCGAAGTTGATTTATCAACTTGACTGCTTTATGCAAATGGCTGATGCTAACCTTGCCATTCTCGTCCATGACACCACTTGAAACATGCACAATACTGTTAACATCAATTTTTAACCCATTAATACCACTATTGCTATTAAAATCATCAGTGTACATATAGTATTCAGCAGTAACTTCACTGGTCTTTATGCCCGTTACTTTATCAATCTTGGTACTAACTTCTTTAATTTTCTTTATCTTTAATGGATCAATTTGCTGAATCTCTTTGATGCCGTCTTTAGGCTTCTTTGGATCCATAATCAAGTAAAAATACAGGCGGCCGTCAATATACCAACGACGAAAAAAATCAAAGCCATTATAATTAAAGGAAAGTCTTTGAAGAATAATACCAAATTCTTCATGAATTTTTTTCTTAATGTTATCAGCCAAATCAACATTGTCAAGAACCAAATTTACAGGACTGCCATTGCTGTCACTTACAATTGCTCCATTTACAATTTCGTTAATTGCAGCATCACACTCTGGTTGAATTGCACTTGCACGATAGCGTAAGATAAGATCTTTTTCATTGTTTAAAGATCCACCATCAATATCAAGAATTTGGCCATAGTAACCTGCAGCACTGCTAGCTGCAGATACATATGATGCACCATCATTATCTACTGGTAAAGCAAAGCTTTGTGTATCAGCTGCATTGTCAACAGTTTTACCCAGTCTTTTAGTTATCTCAAACCCAAATATTTTCATACCATTTATATATAAGAAAGGCAGGAGCACACCAATGCACTCCTGCCTTTAAAACATTTCTATATTTTAAACAATGTTATTTGTAACATCAGTCCAATATTGATAATTCATTTCAATTGTGAACTCTTCAATTGCATCGGTTGTATCATAATTCAATTCGATTGCTGAAATGTTAATTGGATATGCATCAATAAATGTATATGTTTTTAGAACATTTTCAGCACGGTCAAGTTGTTCAACTTGCATTTGTGCACCATATCCCAATGCATTTGACCCTGTGAAGGCCGATACATTTGCGCTATGTGCATTAATAAGATTCATCCAATTTTCAAATGCAGTGCGAATCACCATATCATTATCGTTGATAACCGTAACAGTCCATGTTTCAAATGTGCGATCACCCGCAATTTTTAATTCACGTCCACGAAATTTCAACGGGATTGTGCCAATAACACTAGCAGGCAGCGCTGCGCCTTTAATCAAGAAGCTTGCTTTTTCTTGATCATAGCCAGATGAGCCCGGCCATGCTAATGTTACTCTGAATAAGTTCGGGCGTGCGCCTCCACCTGTTAGTTTTGATTTAAAGTCTTCGATTCCAGCCATAATTTTTTTGTTTTAAATTGTTATAATGATATTTATATTAACCAACGATTGTTCTAAATTCAACACCACTGCGTGTGGCAATGAAGTTAAGTGTAATAAAGTTAATTGAACGTGTTGGTTTGATATATATGTCAGCAACAAATCGGTTAGCATCAACAACTTCACCAGTATTGTTTGTGCTATCGCACACAACACGGAAGTCAACAATACCACGGCGCCCTTGAACGTCACGTAAAAACGGTTCAACAATATTCTTAAATGCTGCACGCGTAAAGTCATCGTTTTGTTCAAACAATTGAAATTTAGAAGCAGTGGCAATTGATTTTTCAAGAGCAATAAACAAGCGACGAACGTTGATACGATCAAATGCGCTTGGCTTGGCCAATCGTGTTTTATCACCAAACAAGACAATGCCCTGTCCAGGGAATGAACACACTGGATTAACACCCAATTTATAAATGGCATCACGGTCTGCTTGGTTTGGGTTGTATGCCAGTTTAACTACATCACGTAATTGTCCGCGATTAAATCCAGCGGGGCTAAACCATGTATCTGCAACCAAATCAGTATTAGCGCAAAGACCGGCAATATGTCCACATGCAGGAATATAAAGATACTGATCTTGATATTTATTGTAGACATACACTGGACCGCTGTCCATTACCATATAACTGCTGGCAGGAGCGCTATTTGCTTTGTTTACTACCAAAGTTTTCTTATCGCTATCACTCGTTGCTGCGGCAACACTCAATGGCGCACTCATAAACCCAATGCAATCTTTACGCACATCAACAATGGTTTTTAAATAACCGTCATTTGTCGCTGCTGTTGCAGCGACATTATGAACTTCACCAAATAATAGGCTTACATCAATACTTTGTGAATCGGCAAACATATTATATGCATCATTCATGCCGGCTGCAGCCATAGCTACGTTTGTACCACCAGCCAATGTAATTGTAACACCTCCAGTTGCTTTTCTTGCAGCGAGAGGAGTGCTTGCACAGCTTAATGCAGTAACATCAGTAATAGCAAATTCTGTTTCAGTTAATAGACTGGCCGAACCAGCAACCGCAACATTGCGAGTAAACATTAATTTGTTAATATAGATGTAACTTGAATTGTTATTAATAACAGACCGATAATAATTGGTTGCACCATTTTCAGTTTTTGCATCTGTGAATAGCGAAAGTCCTTCATATTTTTCAAGAATTGTACCGGCGGTACCAGTAAATGATCCATCACTATCAATTACCGCAATGTGAATTTCGTCATTCATTTCTGCGCTTTGTAATGCACTGTTTGTCGGATTGGCCGCCCTAACTTGTGTTGCATATGAACTTCGATTTGGCGCATAACTAAACAAATCTGAAACATCATCACGTTGGGTTCCATCACTGCCCGTAACTCCGGCCAATGCGGACGCACGGCAAAGTACCACTTTTAACGAATTGCCAAGAGCACCTGGGTAACGACCAACGATTGCACTTTTAAGTACAATGCCACTAACCGTAGCATTAAACACATCTTCATTAGCAATTTGCGTTGCAGTATATGTTCCATAGCTATCGGCAAAAATAGCGCCTACTGCCAATGTACATGCACCGTTTCCTGAGCCACCAGTTGTAGCTTTACCAGTACCAACTGAATAACCAGCACCACTATAAAGTAGGGATACTGTAGCAACCGGCCCAGTTGCTCCACCACCAGAAATTGTTAAAACCTTAGCAGTTGCAAGATTTCCAGCAGTACCTGTAGCAATAGTAAGTATATCGCCAACGGCATACAAATCACCAGGTGCGGAAGGTGCAGCAGTAAGAGTTGCAATTGAACCTGTGGCTGTCCAAGGTTTTGTTGCCGCATTAAGGTCTCCAGTTTCAACAGAACGTGAAACTTTAAGACTGTTGCCATACTTTAAAAAGCTTGCGGCGGTGAAAAAGCTAGCTGTTGTTGAAAGTGTAACACTATTGGGAGCGCCAAAAGCTGTTACAAGATCTTTTTCAGAGCTTACAGTAACCAGTTGACCAGCGGGTCCCCAGTTGAATGATCCTGCGAAACCACCAATGCTGGTAGCAGTTGCAGGCACGACATTTGTTTGGTCGATTTCTTTAATTTCGACTCCGGCTGAATAAAGGGCCATATGTTTTTAGTTTCAGTTGTTATAATATGTTTTCATAATAAGGTGTCTTTCAATAAACCTATTTATAAAATTTAAGATTTACAGCTCTAACCATTCACGGTTTTGTTGTATGGTCTCTTGATAATATTGAGAGCTGCTGGGCGCATTTGAAGTATAGTCATTTATGATTCCAAACAACGGCACATCTTCGTCCATTTCACGTATCTTTTCACTATATAACAGTTGCTTAAGATCCACATTGCTTATACCACCAAATGCTTCAGTACTAACAAACCATGAAAACATTACCAGATTCATTACCATGTCATCATGTGTACTTCCGCGCGCCGCATAACTATCACCTTTGGGCTCAAAACTGCTAAGTTCAGCGATGGTGTCTATATCACATACTTCCAGCTTGCCACTTTCAATAAGGTCTTTAAGATTGCTGCAGCCAATTCGTTTAACTCTTTTTGTCATAACAACGCCAATGCCGTTGCTCTTGGCCGCACTTGATACAAACATATTATCATATTCATATTCATAGTATACTGCATTGCAAACAACTTGACCAGCGTCATTGTTTTCAATAACAGTCATTGCATTGTTGTATTGCTTAGCAGCGCGCACTATCAATTCTGGATATATCAATGGACTAATTAGATTATCACGGTAAGTACACACCGTCTTAAATGGCATGGTACTAACGTCAAAAACTGTAAATGTGCTATAGTCCTGCCCTCGCCCTTTGCAAACATCAACCGTCATGATATACTCATGCCCTTCAACAGGATCGTCATAGTAGCGTATACCATATTGGCGCTTGCTTGGTTCAACTCCTTTTAAGCCTAACAGCGCTTCACTGCTAATTAGAGTAGCACTGCTGCCAATAAAGTTGACTTCAAATTCTTGTGCAAACTGCAACTCACTACTGTTGGCAATGGTTTGTCTTTTCCATGCTTCATCACGCCCAGGAACATCACTCCATTTGATTGTGAATGGTTTGAATTCACTGGTTTGCTGTATAGCGCCTTCCCATAGTCGGTAAAACATATTGCCTACACCATTAGGAGTACTTGTGATGATTACCTTGGTATCTTTACCAGATGAAATAACAGGATAGGTACTTGTATAAAACTCATTAGCATTTTGAACAAACGCAAATTCGTCAAGAAAAATAACATTCATACTCAAGCCACGAATACTGCTACCGCTTGTTGCAGCTGCAATAATTTGGCTGTTGTTGCTAAACTTGATACTACCTTTGTTCAATACCTTACACCCAGGCTGCAGGAAGAATGGCAGGTTCTCCAACATTAGTGTAAGGCGGCTCAACATCTCACGTGCGGTTGCTCCTTTGTTGGCAAGTATACCAATAGTTTTGTCAGGATTAAAAATAACATAGTGTAGGAGCCATGCCACACTCGTAATACTTTTACCACTTTGACGACATGCTAATACTATATTGAAACGGTTATCACTAAAATGTTGCACCATCTTTTCCTGATAGCCGCGCAGCTTGAAAGGAACTAGCCCGTGATCAAGATGTATAACCTTTACATAATGTTCGCAAAAATAACCAACATCGGCCATGCAACGCTGATACTCAACTATCTCATGTGCCGTAAAGTTTTGCTGCACACCATCACCCTTCACATGTGGGTTGCCGTTGTAGCTGTTTGGATGGCTAGACATATTTGTGAATTTTTTCCTTTACAAGTTTTCCAAACCTGTTACAATTGATTTAGATTAAACTGCTAATGCCAATTTAATTATTTATCGTTTGACCGAAGGTTCCCGAAGGGATGGCCTAACAACTAGATTATATATCGGATGGCGAAACGTCAATAACTGTTTCGCTTTGGCATTTAAGGAACTTTTGCAGTTCAGTGGTTGTTCCAACAAAAATACTGTTGTTTGTAGTATTAGAACCAATACTGGCACTTTTTGGTGCAGCTGGTTCAATAACAAGTTTCTTACGGTCACGCTGCAATGTTAGCAGCTGACTATTCATATCCGCTGCGCTCTTAATCATTGCAGACAGCACTTCAAAAGCCCGAGGGTGTTCGGCATCCGCAGCTAGCGCATGCATTGTTGCAATAGCTTCATCACTTGTATCAATAAGTTTCTTTATATGCTGGCGCGCAAACCGATAGTCTTCTTCAACATCTGCACCTATATCATCACTTGTTGGCAACAAACTTTTGACTGTCGCAACAGCCGTTGAGTCTATGGTAGTAGGCAGTTGCGTACTTGGTAAATTTGTCTGCAGCGAATCAAGTATGTCCTGTCGCGTCTTTGGTTGTTTAAGACTCATGATATAAAGCTATAATTGGTTAAAATCCAAATGTTGTTACCACCGTAAAGTCATCTGGTGTATCGTTTTCCATATCTCCAAGTTTAACATTTACTTTGTCAAGAACTAGTGCGCCTGCATTATACAATGTGGTATCCCTAAAGTTAATGTCAATATCCTTAATAACACCATTTGAATTTGTCTGACCTGCAAATTCAGCTTTTATGTTAAAGTCAAGAGTATAGATTAATGTTCGGCGACTTGATTGATAGTCTCCTTCGTAATCATCAGAAAAGGTTGTACCAACCAATGTAATTGGCACCGTGCTACTTGTTCCGGGTACAGCAAGATCAACAACGGTTACGCAATATTCTGGTGTAAATGTTGGAATAATTTGCTCAAAAATTTGCAATGCATCGTCTTGATTGCGCGCATATATACTTAGCTGCATACCAATTGTATATGGTACGGTCTGCCAATAATAGGTTCTTACACCATCCACAGTGCTAATGATTTCTTGATTAAGCCGATTTAATTTGATTGAAGTATCATATGCAATGCTTGTTATTTCAAAGCTCATACGAGGAACTTTTACGGCAATTTCAGTTTCTTTTTGGTCAACTGTATTTTGACCAATACGTGCAACCCAATGTTCTTTTGGTCCATATGCTAATGGTACACGTGTAACTGCTGTCAACTTGTTGTCAATGATTTTACCGGTATGAATGTTGTTAAACAACGTGCCAAATACCGCAACAATCTTTTTTATTGTTCCGTGATAA